TATGGCTCCGCCTTCTTCCCTCGGTAAGTTAACCGGAACTTATCGAGGGAATGAAGCTCCCCGGACTTCCCTCGGTAAGTTCCGCCGGACCCTCCCCGAGGTCTGGTTCCGTATTGTCCATGTATCCGCCGACCACGTCAAGGGATCGGTCGAACTCCGCGAACAAACGGTCGAAATCGCGCTCGGACCGGAGGGCGCGTTCGAGAACGGCAATATCGGCGTCCTGACGCGCCAAGTGCCCGCCGACCGCGTGGTTTCCGCCGTACCCACGCCCCGGTACGCGCCCAAACCGCCGGAGCCGCCTCGCGAGCCCCGGACGCCGCCCGTGGTCGAGACGCTCCGCAAGGCCCTCGCTTGGCGGCAGGAACTCGACTCCGGCGCGGTCGCCAACCAGGCCGACATCGCCCGCCGGGAGGGCCTCACCCGCGCCCGGGTCACGCAGGTGCTGATGCTCGTCCGGCTCGCGCCGGAAATACAGGAGCGCATACTGGGCTTGCCCACCACGGTGGAGCGTCCACTCATTTCCGAACATCCTCTCCGGCCCATAACCCGCATCAGCGACCCAGCACAACAGGTCAAAGCGTTCGAGGCGGTTGTCCAGCGCCATTCCTGACCGTCTCCTTTCGGTCCGCCGGTACATAGGGGATGAGCCCCTTCTCGTAAGCCGCAACCTGCGCCTCGCGCGGGGCCACGCGGATGTCCATTAGGAAGCCGTTCACCTCCAGCATCCAGACCATCGGATTGTCATCCGCCTTGCTGGGCAGGCACCAGTCGGGGTGCAACTGCATGAGATCGAGTCCGTCCCAGATGACCCGCATCTTGGCCTGCATGGTGGCCATTGAGACTCCGAATCCTTTGGCAACGTCCGGCGACTTCATGTGAGGATTCTGGCTTGGATCGCCCAGGAAGTTGACCCGGCCAAGCGCATAGACGATCCCGGCCGCCCAACCTGAGGCCTTGCCCTTCAGGACCGGCGATCCCTTCTGGCAGACGGCAACGGCCATCTCCCGGCATAGTCCCTTGTACTCGGCGTTCAGATGCGCGTCGCAGAAGGCGTCCGTCAGAGCCACGAGTTCTGTGAACCGGGAGGCGTATGCCTCCGGCATGTCCACCGTCATCTTCCGAATGTCATCGTCCATCTGCCTGTCCATTTCTACATCAACACGATCCGCCGATGCCGCCTCCGCATTGCCTTCCAGAACCCATCGCTCCAGTCCATGACTACGATGGCCTTCCACTTCTTCGGCATGGCGTGCAACACCGCCTCGACCATCCTCGAGCCGTAGCCCTTGACGGCGGACGTAATCTCGTAGAATTGAATCTCCTCGCGGTCTTCCTCCACGATCAGCGAGACCCCTATGGCGCTGGGGTGTCCGGGCTTTGTGACAGGCATCCGTCGTGGCCCGACGACTTCGCTGGACGCCTGAAGGAACCCCGGGATGACTTTGACGAGCCGTATGGCATCAATCCCGGCCAAGTTGTCCGCGACCTTCTTGGTCACGGGATGGAGGGGCTGCGCCTTCCTGCTGACGACAATCTGTGCCTTGCCTGTCACGACCGTCATCATTCTTCCTCGTCCCAGTCTACGTACTGCGGAGGGCTCTGGCCCACGCGCTTGGTCACCTTCGGATACTTCCCGCTCCCGGCCTTCTCTGCGATCTCCATGACATTGATCTGGTGCCACCAGTCGTCGCCGAAATCGAACCAGTACCCAAAGGCGTCTCCATCCTTGAGGCCCAGCGAACCGATTGCTTCGTTTACAGTACCGGCCTGCTTCTTGCTGCCGAATAGGCGGCCGAGAAAGCCACCGCCCCTATCCTCGGACAAGCCATATTTCCTCGCCTTCGGGTCCTGCGGCCCCTTGCCGCCGACTTGGAACTCGTACATGTGTTCCTCTTCGCGGTCGAAGGCGTCGAAGATCGCGTTGTGCAGGTCTTCGAGCGTCTGGTCGCCGCGAATCTGGATCGTCCGGCAGATGGCCTTGTTCTTCTTCATGAACTTCTCGGTCATCGGGCCACTGATGATGCAGACCTCCAGCGTGAAGAGCCGGTCGTCCTGCTTCACCCATCCTTGTTCCGGTTGATTGCGTTTTTCCATCGCTCGGTTCCTCAGTCGTCTGGTCCCCGATGCGAGGTCGCGTCCTCGTCCACCCAGTCCTCCTCGGTGTAGGACATGCCCTTGCGCCCGGGCACCTTGCGCGTCGGCCCCGGCCGGTAGACCTCGCAGCTTTTCGGCCCGTAGCAGAACGTCTCGAACCGATGCTTCTTCTGGGAAGGGTTCCAGTGGTCCACGATCATCTCGACCGGCATCCGGCAACCCCACATGCAGGCTGCGCATTTCGCCTCGTAGGTTTTTGCGTCTAGGCGGCGATGCCCGCGCGCCCGGTATGTCGGCAGGTCGGGCGGGACGCCGAGGAACGGCGGCCCTGCGGGCGGTTCTCCGGCGTCGTCCTTCACCACCTTGAGGCCGCTCGTCTTGTAGAACCCGGCCGTTTCCATTCGCGGGTCATCGACGGGCGCGGACTGCCCGCTCAACTCCATCCCTGCGCGGAACCGGTGCTTCTCGTGCGCGCCCTGGCCAACCGCGATTAGGAACTCGCCTGTCTGCTCCCCGCACGTTCCGTTGACGCGGAGCACATACCCCTGATAGCTGTGCTGCCGCTCGTCGAACGACCGCAGCAGCCGGATGCGCGGCTGGACGCCCACGAGGAGACCGGACCAAAGGACCTTTTCCGCGTCTGCCATCATGCCTTCCTATCGCTGCCAGCAACAGACATTGCTGCTGTTACTCCAATCGCACCTTTCCCGCCAGCCCGAGGTCGTCCAGAATCTCCGCAGCTATCCTTGAATCAAGCGGAAACCCAGTCTTTGCAAAGCACCTCCGCCTGCTCCAGCACGGTTTGAGTCGCCTTCTCCTGCTTATCCGGCGGGTAACCGTACTTGCGGAGGATGCGTTTGACCATGATGCGCAGCTTGGCGCGGATGCTCTCCTTGACCGTCCAGTCAATGGTCACATTGTTACGGACCGTCTCCACGAGCTCGCGGGCGATGATCCGCAGCGTCTCGTCGCCCAACACCTTGACCGCGCTATCGTTGGTTTCCAGCGCGTCGTAAAACGCGACCTCATCCTCGTTCAATCCGAGATCCTCGCCACGGCGGTTCGCCTCGCGCATGTCCTTTGCAAGGGCGATCAGTTCCTCGATCACCTGCGCAGTCTCGATAGCCCGGTTCTGGTAGGCCCGGATGGACTTCTCCAACATCTCGGCAAATGAGCGCGCCTGCACAAGGTTCTTCCGCGAACGCGTCTTGATCTCCTCGTTCAGGAGCTTGCGTAGCAGTTCGACCGCAAGGTTCTTCTGAGGAAGTCCCCGGACTTCGGTCAGGAACTCATCCGAAAGGATGGAGATATCCGGCTTCTTCAGCCCGGCTGCCGCGAAGATGTCTATGACCTGATCGGAAGCGACCGCCCTTGAGACAAGCTGCCGGATCGCATGATCGAGGTCCTCTTCCGGCTTCGGGCTTGGCGCGCCCGCCTTGGCAAGCGCGGTCCTGACCGCCTGAAAGAACGCCATGTCATCGCGGATTCCCAATGCCTTCTCGTTGGGGACGGCCAGTGCGAACGCCTGCGAAAGCTCGGTGACGGCCTTGAGCAACCGCGCCTTGCCGTCCTCCTGGGCCAGGATGTGCTCCTGCGCCGCCGGGAGGAGGCCCAGTCTTTGGGTCGGGGTGCCCTTCACCCATGCCGACCAGTCGAAACCGTGGAAGAGATCGCAGCAGACCTCGTACTTCTCCAGCATGACGGCGACGGCTTCTTCCTGATCTATGGCGGTAGAGCCTTTCCCACCGCTTTCGGTATAGTTGGCAAGCGCCTTGCGCAGATAGTCCGCAAGTCCCAGATAGTCCACAACGAGGCCGCCCGGCTTGTCCCTGAAAACGCGGTTCACGCGGGCAATGGCCTGCATCAATCCATGCCCGCGCATGGGTTTGTCCACATACATCGTGTGCAGACAGGGCGCATCAAAGCCTGTCAGCCACATGTCGCGGACAATCACCAATTTCATCGGGTCGGCTGGGTTCTTAAACCGCTTGGCCAGCGCCTCCCGGCGAGGCTTGTTTCGGATGTGCTGCTGCCAATCCAGCCTGTCGGATGCCGAACCCGTCATGACGATCTTGATGACGCCTTTGGCGTCGTCCTCGTCGTGCCACTGCGGCCGGATCGCGACGATGGCGTTATAGAGATCCACACAGATGCGGCGGCTCATGCAGACGATCATGGCCTTGCCGTCCATCGCCGAGAGGCGCTCCTCGAAGTGATTGACGATGTCCTGGGCGATGAGCCGGATGCGCTTCTCCGTGCCGACCACCGCTTCCAGGGCCGCCCATTTCGTCTTGAGCCTCTCCTTGCGTTCAACTTCCTCGCCTTCGGTGAGTTCCTCGAACTCTTCGTCAAGATGCGGCTTCTCAGATTCATCCAGTTCCAGTTTGGCAAGGCGACTCTCGTAGTAAATAGGCACCGTCGCCCCGTCCAAGACCGCGCGCTGGATATCGTAGATGCTGATGTAGTCGCCAAACACCGCGCGCGTGCTCTTATCGGTCAGATCAATGGGCGTGCCCGTGAAACCGATGAATGAGGCGTTCGGCAATGCATCGCGCATGTGGCGGGCGAAACCGTCGATGAAGTCGTACTGGCTCCGATGCGCCTCGTCCGCGATAACGACGATGTTCCGCCGGTCGGAGAGCTTCGGAAAGTTGTCCCCCCTCTGCTCCGGCAGAAACTTCTGGATCGTGGTGAAGACAACCCCGCCAGCGGCCACCTGAAGGAGTTCGCGCAGGTGCGCCCGATCCCGAGCCTGGACCGGCTTCTGCCGCAGAAGTTCGTGGCACCGCGAGAAGGTCCCGAAAAGCTGGTCGTCGAGGTCGTTCCGGTCCGTGATGACGACCAGCGTCGGGTTCTCCATCGCCGGATGCATCACCACGCATCCTGCGTAAAAAGCCATAGTCAGGCTTTTGCCGGAACCCTGCGTGTGCCAGACAACGCCTATCCGCCTGTCGCCAGGTTTTCGGGCTGGAGAACTGGACGGCGACCCCGCACGGTAGATCCCGTGCGGTTCGGCAACGCCCGTAACTTTCGGTCCATGTTCAAGGGCGCGAACGGTCTTTTCGACCGCCACGTTGACCGCGTGGAACTGGTGGTAACCGGCGAGTTTCTTGACCAGCACGCCACCCGCTTCCTCCTCGAACACGATGAAGTGCCGCAGGAACCGAAGGAATCGGCATCGCTCGAACACCCCCTTGATGAGCACTTCCAATTGCGGGAGGGACGACGGGGCCAGATCTTCGCCCTCGATTGTGCGCCACGGCAGGAACCACTCTCTGTTGGCCGTGAACGAGCCGATGCGCGCCTCCAGGCCGTCCGATATCACCAAGACTTCATTGAACGTGAAGAGCGACGGAATCTGCTGCTTGTATGTCTGCAATTGGCTGAAGGCAGTCCAGATCGTCGCGTTCTCGTCAGCCGGATTCTTGAGTTCGATCACCCCGACCGGTAGGCCGTTGAGAAAGATAACGATGTCCGGCCGGCGATTGTTCTGTCCCTCAACTACAGTGAACTGATTGACGACCAGCCAGTCGTTGTTGTCCGGGGTCTCGAAGTCTACGAGCCGCGCCTTATCGTGGACGACCCGCCCGTCCGAACGGTATGCAATGTCTACCCCATCCACCAGCATTCGGTGGAAGATACGATTGCTCTGCACGAGTGACGGCGAATCGGCGCGTGACACCCTTCGGAATGCGTCCTCGATGGCCTCAGCGGGCACCGCGGGATTCAGTCGAACCAGCGCATCCCGGAGGCGTCGGGGCAGAATCGTCTCTTGATACACCTGCCGCTCGGCCGTCACCTCGCCGGGGGCTATATCGGGACCGTGAAGAATGGAGTACCCCAGGCTCTCCATCCATGTCAGGGCGGCCTGCTCGACCATCGACTCCGTGAAGGTTCCGCCGGTCATGTTTTGTTGCTCCATGCTTCGCCGGAGAGCCGACCCCAAACTTCCTTGTAATCCCGGCCAGACATCGCCGCCCCCCTGGGTGCGAGCCGTCCCCAGTCACCATCGCTAAGGGTTCGCAAGAAATCACGGGCCACACCAACGGTCTGGTTGCCCGCAGGAGCGCCGGTCTTGCGCTCAAACTCTGCCCCTAACGGTTCTGCAATGCTCCTCGGGACACTGTTCATGCGCATAAGAACCGCCGCCTCAGTCTTGACGCCGTGATAGATCATTGCGGGCAAGCTGTTGATGCGGCGCTTTTCGTCAGGGGAGAGTTGATCGAAATCAATGCCGCTGATCTTGCACAAAGCCGAAAGCCCCCACGGGCCGTTGTTGGTCAGGACCCGATAAATCGCTTTACACGCACTGGTTATCGCCTCAGTGCCAGTCTTATCCCTGAAGAACTCGGTGGCTATTTCCTGGATCGAACATCCGTTCACCCACGCGCGCGTGATGTTGGCGATGTGTTGGTGCGTCAACCCTTCAGACCCAATTTCCATCTTTATCTCTGGGATACGCATCATCACACCGATCAGGCTGGGCAGTGGAGATTTCGCAATGTCGCCGAATATGCTCGCTGGTTCCCAATCCGCAGGAGTCAACTTGCGCTGCAATTGGTTCAGGCCAGCAAGCGCGGCGGCAACCCCCTCTGGCGCAAAGCCCGTCGCGTCGGCCAAGGCCGCGGGTCCCGGATTGGCCGCCAGCTTTCGGGCGTAATCACCCGTGGCATTCAGAAGTGCTTGTGTCTTCTGCCTCGCACTGTTGTCCGAGCGTTCCTGTAACGCGCCAAAACCGTAGGTGTTTCGTAAGAGTTGTTCCGTTTCAGCTAGTACGGCGTCGAGGTTCTTCTTCTCGTTCCACAGGTGGGCCACATAGCAACGGAAATCGGACCATTGCTCTTCCTGAATGACCATGGAAAGCTGGTTAAGCTTGCCTTGCTGTTCCACCTCGTCGAGCAGTCCAATCAAACGCGAAACAAGCGCCCCGGTCGTTTGGCTGACAAACCGACGGTTCCCGTCCGGGTCGTCTCCGGCAGCCAAGCCCACAATGCCGACGCTTTCTTGATTCACCCGGCCTGCGCGTCCCGCAAGGTTCCAGAACGTCCTCGGGCTCATCTCCTTGCCGTAAGGATACTTTCGCGTGGACAGGAACACGGATGCAACAGGGAAGTTTATGCCGTGAATAAGAGTCGTTGTCGTGCAAAGGACCCGCAACGCCCCGATTTCGGCAAGCCATTCCATGAGCGTTCGAGTTTCATCCGAAAGCCCTGTGTGGTGAACGCCCACTCCACGCCCGAGCATGTCGATCAGCTCGAACTGTGGACTGATTTCCGTTTGCAGGAATCGTTGCACCAGGGCGATTTCCGGCGGCACTTCATCGAACGGCTTGAGACTATCCTTCACGGTGCGCGCCACGGACCAGACGTGGTCTATCTTTTGGGCGACCGCAATGCTGGTGCCGCGTTCGGAAAACACCTTTGCCATGGCCCCAGCCTGGACCGATACCCCCTTTGCCTTGGAGTAGGAAATGTTCAGCGGTTTGACGTCCCCGACTTGGTGCTGGCCACGCAGATGAATGGTTTTCGGCGTGGTAATCAACGTCTCGTATTGAAGTTTCCATCCACCGCGAACCGAACTATCCTCAACGGCACCGAAAAGACCAACGGCCCGCTCATTCGGCTGCCACGGCGAAGTCCCGATGCTTATTGTCTTGCCCGCATCCGCGCCGAGCCATCTCGCCAAGTCTCCGGCGTTCGGAACATAGGGCATCAGCAAGAGGAAATTCGCCCGGTCGCACTCGCGCTTGATGGTGGCCAAAAGGAGTTCTATCCTCAATCCCCGCTCCTCGTCCTCGATACTGTGCGCCTCGTCCATGACCACCAGAGCCAGCGGACGCGTCACTTTCTTGTTCCGAATCACCAGTTGCAGCTTTTCCGGCGTGGAAACCAGGATATGGAAGGGCACGGTGTTGGACTGAGCGGCAAGCATCGCCTCTTCAAAGGCGTCTATCTCAATGGCCCCGGTCAACTGCTCGACCCGGATGTCCAGCGGGCTAAAGTCTTCACGAAGGCGGCGGGTCAGTTGGGCTACGAGGGCGCGCGTCGGCGCGACATACGCGACCCATCCCTTGTCCGCATCGAACTGGTTCAAAGCCTGCAGCATTCGGAACTGTGCCAGAGTCGTTTTCCCGCCGGAGGTCGGCAAGTCTACGACTATTGCACGGCTGGCCTGGTCCAAAAGACCCTGTTCCTGCAATGCGGCCCGTTGCGGAGGCAGGAGTTCAAACATCGAGCGCGTCTTGGTGATACTCTTGACGAACCGGGTCACACGGGAATTGACCGCTTGGGCGACCTTCCAGAGCGAACCGGCGACCATCCGGCGGGAAGCAGCGTGCAGCCAGCGGAGGATTACATCGAGCGCGGCGTCCTGCGCGGCGGAAGCCGCTCGCCGTCCGGTCTCGAAATGCTTATCCAGCTCGGCCTCGATCCCCACCGGCTGTCCCTGCAACATGTAAACGGCAAGCAGCTCCGTCGCCTTCGCCCAGTGGTACAGCGCGATGAGGCGAAGCGCCGTGGCTTGAGCCGCCGCATTGTCCTGCTTGGCAAGAGTGTTGCTCTCGTACTGTTCCTGGTCCTTGCGGAGACCGGCGATGATCTCCCGGATGCCGTCGAGGTCGTCCCAGCCCTGCTTGCGTAAGAGACGTACCCAGCAGTCGAACAACCTGTAGAGAATCCGGTGGTCCCAGTTCGCGTTAGCGACCGACGGCGGTTTAACCTCTCGGTCATGATCCTTGAGCCAGCGCCGCAGGTCGGCCCATTGGTCGCCGCAATAGGCAAGCGCCGCCAAATGCAAGACATGGAAGATGCGGTCTTCCGGTCCCGCCGGGATCGGTAACGTTCGCCGCAGGGTGTAAGCCCGGAAGGCCCCTGCCTGCGCCTGCATACGCAGTTGAACGCGCGCTTCATCGCCCGAAGGATGCAGAAGCGCGTCCAATCCCTCGATGGCCGCGATTTCGTAGGCCATGGCCGCGCGTTCGACTGTATCCGCATCCGTAGCGGTCTCGCCAAAGGCGATCGTCATCTGGTGCCCGACGGCAGAGCGCATGACGCGAACTGTGGCTACCTCCAGCGCTCGCGCCAGCCGGTCATCGCCGACGGCCTTGACCGCCCAATGCTGGTCAACGCGGTTGAGGGCGTCTTCGGTTATGACCATGTCAGTTCTGGCCATGGCCGCCCTCCCGCGCCTTCACGGCGCGTTGCGCAAGCGATTTGATGCTTTCCTTCGGCAAGTACATTGCCCGTAACTCGATACCGGTTTCTGCCGGGCAACCCGTGGCAAGGTCTCCCGCTCGTTTCGCCAGGTCTTCGCGCTTCGGTTCTACGTCCCTTACGAGGACGCCGAACAGGGAAACATCAGTCGGGTTAGCGAGATAACGCGTCGTCGCGCTCCGGTAGCGTGGAAGCCAGTCGGTTCCGTCCGCGTGATGTCCAAGGTATTTCACCAGGGAGTCCTTCACGTCCGTTGAGTCGCGCAAGTCCTCCAATTGCTTCTTCAGCCCGTGTCGGCCGTCCATGACACTCGGCGGCCACGCCTCCTGCTCCGAGGTCTTGACCTCGCCGAACGCGAAACGATGCGTGTTTTCGGCCACGTTCGTCTTGTGAAAACCCACGAGGTCGGTTCCTGCCGGGCTGGCGCTCGGATTCTTCAGGTCTCGGCCAGAGGGCCAGGGAAACTCGCAGTCGCGGTGTTCGACAAGAAAAGCCTCCGCCAAGGCCTCGCCCACGCGCCAGCTCTCCGGCGCGTGATGATTTCCGAGGATGCGTTTGACGCTCTTGTCCGAAAAGTCCGTCGTGATAACGCTCGTGAGGATGGCTTGGAGGTCCGCCGTACCGGCGTCGTCCCAGAGAATGCGCGACACGGAACCGCCCAACGCGGCGTCAAGCTCCGCGTCTGTGTAGGACGCGCCCCGCGCGGTCACGGGCGCGACATCCGCGTTGTAGACCTCGGTTCCGGCGGACATCGTCATAACGCACCCTCCACGAACTTCTCCGCGTCTTTGATGCGGATTTCGCCGGAGATGAGCTTGGGCAGCAGCGCGTCGCGGATGGCGGACAGGGTGCGGGATTCCCGCACTGCGGAGGACGACCTCGCGAACAACGGTGTAATTGCGCGCCCAAATGCTTCTGCAACCAGCGCCGGAACTCGCGGTAACCGAAAGTGCTCCAGCGAATCGGCCTGGACACGCTGACGACCGCTGGTCCCGGTCATGCTTTGAATAGCGAATTCACGGAATGCGTGGCTCCGGGCTAGACAATAGGCGAACTCCTCGGGCAAAGGGGGCTTTGGACGCAGCACAATGTACTCTGTCGAGCCCCACCCTACTTGTCCGTCCTGGAGGAAATCGACAAAGGCAGTTTTGCCGTTTTCAAGGCAAGGCGTGATGCGAGCAACGAGCGTGTCACCATTGATGAATCGCATTCCCGAGCCAAAAGGTCGGTCCACAACTGCATCAGGCGCGTGCCCGCGAATTGGCATGTTCGCCATGTCCAAATAAGGTGCAATCTCGCCTTTACGTAACGGGCGCGATGGATTGATTTCGACCAGATCTGGAAGGGGTGCTAACTCCCACCCCTCCGGAATCTCGCCGAGTTCGGAATCCACCAGCCGGTCCGGGAAGAGGTCGTAGAGGTGGGCGGGCAGGCCGGGGAGCGTCTGGCCCTTGCGCCAGCGGCCGTCCATCTTGGCGCGCACCGGATCGAAATCCACGAACCAACTCTTGAAGATCGCCCGCGCCATCTGCTCCAGCGTCTCGCTCATCCGCCGGTTCAGCTCGATCTTGTCGTCCAGCGTGCCGAGGATGTGGGCAATGGCGCGTTGCTCGGGAAGCGGAGGAAGTTCGACTTCCAGAGATTCGATGTCGCTGGGTTTAATCGAGGGGTAGGCAGATGTGCTATTGTCGGCAATCGAATGTAAATGCTCAATTAGTTGCGGTTGCGTGAGAAAGTAGTAAAGGTATTTTGTCTCGCACTTGCCCTCACGCCCCCTGATAACCGCAAAACCTGTTGATACCAACATATTCGGCAATGGTTCGGCAATAATACCGTAGTGTTTTTGGTTGGGACGAACCGTCGAATAGACGATATCTCCTGGTCGGACCTTGCGGCGCGCTCTACTCGGCAACGATTCGTGATCCGTAAAGTATTGAATCGAATCAATTGTGCCGTTCGTGATATTGCCTGTATCTAAGTAGTTCACGAAATCCCACTGCTCCACTGGAGAGTAGGTTTCTGGATTGCAGACGGCAACATCACCGACCGTATATTTGATCCACTCACCCGCCATACCCCAACTCCTTTAGATTGGCCCAGATGAGTTTGTCGAGCCGGGCGGCTTCGGCGGTCTGTTTTTTCAGTTCGGCGGTCAGTCGCTTCATCTTCTCCTCGAACGGCTCGTCGTCTTCCTCCTGCGGCGCCGCTCCTACGTAACGGCCGGGGGTGAGCACGTGGTCGTGCTTACGGATTTCTTCCAACGTCGCGCTCTTGCAGAAGCCCGGCACGTCGTTGTACTTGACCTTGCAATCCTTGTCGCCACGCCAGGCGTGGTAGGTGTCGGCAATCTTGCGGATGTCTTCATCGGTCAGCTCGCGGTGGACGCGGTCAATCATCGTGCCGAGCTTCCGGGCGTCGATGAAGAGCGTCTCGCCGCGCCGGTCGCGGAAGCGGCCGTTCTTCTTGTCGCGGGCGATGAACCAGAGGCAGACAGGAATCTGGGTGGAGTAGAAGAGCTGCCCGGGCAATGCCACCATGCAGTCCACGAGGTCGGCCTCGATGATGTTCTTTCGGATCTCGCCCTCGCCCGACTGGTTGGAGGACATCGAGCCGTTGGCTAGGACGAAGCCCGCCAGGCCGGTCGGGGCCAGATGGTGGATGAAGTGCTGGACCCAGGCGAAGTTGGCGTTGCCCGCGGGCGGGATGCCGTATTTCCAGCGCTTGTCCTCGCGCATGCGTTCGCCGCCCCAGTCGCTCGAGTTGAACGGCGGATTGGCGAGGATGTAGTCGGCCTTGAGGTCCGGGTGCAGGTCGCGGTGGAAGCTGTCGGCGTGCTCCGGGCCCAGGTTGGCGTCGATGCCCCGGATGGCCAGGTTCATCTTGGCCAGCCGCCACGTGGTGGGGTTCGATTCCTGGCCGTAGATGCTGATGTCGCCGACCTTCCCGCCGTGCTCCTCGATGAACTTCTCGCTCTGGACGAACATTCCGCCCGAGCCGCAACAGGGGTCGTAGACACGGCCCTTGTAGGGAGCGAGCATGGAGACGAGCACCTGGACCACGCACCGGGGCGTGTAGAACTGACCGCCCTTCTTTCCCTCGGCGCTCGCGAACTGAGAGAGGAAGTATTCGTAGACGCGGCCGAGGATGTCCTTGGAACGGTTCTCGGCGTCGCCAAGGCCGATGGTGCCGATGAGGTCGATCAACTCGCCGAGCCGCTGCTTGTCGAGCGCCGGGCGGGCGTAGTCCTTGGGCAGGACACCCTTCAGCGCCTTGTTGTCCCGCTCGATGGCGACCATGGCGTCGTCAATGAGCTTGCCGATGGTCGGCTGCTTGGCGTTCGCCTGAAGATGCGACCAGCGGGCCTCCTTCGGCACCCAGAAAATGTTGAAGGCGCGGTACTCGTCCGGGTCCTCAGGGTCCGCGCCGCCCTTCTTGTCCCCGACAAGTTTGGCGCGGTGCTCCTCGAAGGCGTCGGAGATGTACTTCAGGAAGATGAGGCCGAGGACGACGTGCTTGTACTCGGCGGCGTCCATGTTGTTGCGGAGCTTGTCCGCCGCCTGCCAGAGCTTCGCCTCGAACCCGAGCGTGGCCCCGTTAGAGCCGTTTTTCTTTTCGTTTGCCTTCACCTTGCGAGCCATGTTCATGCCTTCCTCCCGGTGTTTCCCGCGAAGCACTCCTTGAGCATGGCTTCTCCATCCTTGCCCATCTCCCGGAGGAATGCCTCGATCTTCTCGAGCGCCAGCGGCGAAGGGTGGCTTTTCCCATTCTCCCATCTGCTGACCGTCGGCAGCGCAATGCCGAGCCGGACCGCGAGCGCCTGCTGCGAAAAACCGGCCCGCTTCCGAAGCTTCTTGAGCTCCTGAACGAGCCTTGATGCGTTGCGTGACGAGTTCAAAGCGAAACCCTCCATTGGCGGAACCGCCGTATTCTTGCACATCGGCCGGAGACAATCAAGTGATTAATCATACGAACAATCACCCGAAAGTCAACATGTTTTTGACGGTCGCGTCGGGATGGCTCCACGCTTACAACCGCTGAAAAGCGTACTGGTTCGGCGGGCTGACGGGCGCGACGGAGTCCCAGTCGAGGAAGAGCTCGGCGGTCGGGCCTTGCTCGGTGTCCGTGTAGGCCGCGACGGCGACATATTCGGGCGAGGACTGGGCGCGGGCGGCCTGGTACTCGCCCTGGCCGGAGAGGTAGTCCACGGTCTGGTCGGGCACGCCGGAGGTGTCCACGGGCGATGTTGCCCCGAACCACAGCCCGAACCTGAACGCCCCCGGCTCGTACTCGGCGACCACGTTCCACCGGATGACGCTCTGGAAGGAGACGAGTTCTCGCCGCAGGTTCTGGACGACGGGGAGGCCCGTAGTCGAGCCGCCGCCCCCGGCGCTCCCGGCGATGAGCGTGATGACCTTCCGTCCCCGGCACTCGTCCCAGAACCATTCCGACGGCCGGACCTCGATCTCGTAGACGCCGTCCGGGAGCGGCACGCCGAGGAGTTCCCTTGGGTCCGCGTCGGCCGGGATGAAGCCGAGGAGACTCGCCGCGCCGGTCTCCGTGTCGCGGGCGTAGAGCGTCCAGCCGGGGCGGACGAGCGCGTCGTTTCGGGATGGCGTGATGCCGCCGATGATACGCGCCTGGACGCCGAACCGGCTGATGACGTCGGCCAGTTCCACGCGCCGGGTCTCGAAGCGCGACGGGATGAGGACTTCCTGCCCCACCCGGATGCCGAACCGGCTCGCGTTCAGGCCGGTCATCCTGGCCCGCGCATCGAACCGCGCCGAGGAGACGACCACGATGGGCGTCTTGATGGCGTTGAACCGGCTCCAGAGGCCCGCTTCCCGCCCGGCCCGGGCGGAGAAGCGTCCCGCGTTCCCGCCGGTCGTTCGCGGCCGGACCTCGAAGCGGCAGGGATTCCCGGCGAAGACCTTCTGGCTGATGGCCTCGAAGCGGGACCAGATGGACGATTCGAGCGTCCTGCGGGCGTCGAGCCGCGCCGGGGAAAGGCAGAAGTTCTTGAGGGACTTCGGCGCGGGCACGGACTCCAGGATGTAGGGGCCGTAGGAGCCGGAATAGAGGTAGACGACGACGTAGTACCAGCCCTCCTTCGTGATCGTATAGGTAATCTTCGCCATGCCATTGCCGTCGTCGCCGGAATAGTAGTCGTAGGCGACATAGTTTCCGTTCGAGTCGTAGAGATAGAGGTACGGCGTGAAGGCGGTCGGCAGACGCGTCTGAATGGCATAGGTCTTCCCGGCCAGGAGGTAGAGCGCCCAGTAGTCCTGGTAGTTCCCGCCGCCGGAGGACGAGAGCGCCCCGAAGACGCGCGTTCCGCCCGGGTACTGCGTGTGGTCCCAGGTGAAGGCGTTGGCGATGCTTGATCCGTTCTCCAGGCCGGGCATGACCTATCAGCTCCAGTAATACCGCGTGTCTGCGTCGATCCCGCCGCGGGACTGGTGGCCGTCCATGATCCACTCGCGCCGCCAGACGCCGTGGAGCTTGCCCGGACCGAGGTGGTTCAGGTAGAGCGCCGTCGCGGCGCTGAAGGCGGTCTGAAAGACCACGTTGGCGGGCGCGATGGTTTCAGCGGCCGGGTTCTCGTACTGATTGACGGCAGGCTTGTTCGCGCCGATGTCCACGTCGGGCATGAGTTCGATAACGTTTCCCGCCGCCCAAGAGACGGCGGTGTAACCGCGCAGACCCAAGACTGAGGCCGCCGCGGCGCGGGCCATGTTCACGCTGGAAACGCGCAGGTACTCGGAACTGGAGAACGTCCCGACAACCTTCTTGAGGAGAAGCGTCCCAGCCGCGTTCCCGCCGCCCCACGTGCCGCTCGTGACCACGACCTGGTCCACAACGGCGGTCGCACCGGAGGTCGCCCCGGTGAGGACGTCTCCCTGGCGGATTTCGCTCGTGCCGGTGTTGAAGGCCAAGGTCGCCCAGTCCACGCCGAAGCAGTAGAGCGTGTTCCCGGAGCGGTAGTTCACGTAGCGGCAGTCGCCGACGCCGGAGTTCACGGTCTTGTTCCTGATCCAGAAGCCCTTCACCGGCCAGCCGGTGGCGTCGGTCACGTCGAACGCCCCGGCGACGAGGCCCAGGCTCTGGCCGGAGGCGACGGCGCTCTGCGCGCCGGAGGGCTTGCCCGTGTAAACCGAGAGGTCCACCATGGTGTCGGCGGGGTCGGTGTTCTTGACGCATTCGAGGCGATAGCGGGTCTTGCCGCCGATGTCGTTCTTGGTCTCGTAGCCCTCGTAGTCGGGCGTGAGCGTGCGCTCGGGATACGCCAGAGTCCACGTGTCGGTGCGGTCCACGGTCGGGAGCGACGCGGCGACGATGTCCACCTGGAGCCACGCCTGGCCGTCTGCCGCGAAGACGATGCCGTTCGTGACGTTCGTCGAGGTGTCGAGGCCCACGCCGTAGGCCTGCGTGCCCATCTTGATGTAGAGCATCTGCTGAGTGCGCTTGTAGAAGACGGTGAGCGTGCCCGCGCCGAGGAGCGCGGAGGCCTTCTTGATGGTGAGGCCGGTGATGTTGACGCCGGAGACGGGTTTCAGTTCTGGCAGGACGCCGCCCACGAGCATCCCGAAGGTCTCCTGGGCACTCCTCCAGTTGCCGCCGAGGACAAGCCGGAACGTGTCGCCCGCGGCCGGGACGGCGGGGAGTTCCTTCGAAAGCAGGAGCGTGTCGGTAGCGGCGTCGAAGTCCTTCACGTGGAAGAACTGTCCCTGAAGCGCCACGGTCGGCGTGTTGCCGTCGAACCAGCCGACAGCCCCATTCCAGTAGTCGTCGGCCTGTGTGAGCGCGGCGTCCACGATGGTCGTGAGCGAGCACCCGGCGTCGGCCACGAGCTGCGGAAGCGCGTCGCCGTCGGCGGTAAGGTTCTTCGATGGGAAGTAGACGCGGAGCTTGTCTGCGGTCGGCGTAGGCATGATTCAGTCCTCCAAACGGAAATCGTAGGTTCCGGGAACGACGCCCTCGGTCACCGAGACGCGCTCGGGGACAGGCGGCAGGTCCATGACGAAGTAGGTCCAACTCTGGCGCGTGGACTCGTTCCCGTACTCGTCCACGGCCTCGACGCGCAGGAAGTGCCAGACCCCGCCTCGGCCGTCGAGCAGGATGGGACAAACGACCTCGCACCGATCCAGCCCCTGCAAGGCGGGCTTGTCGTAGATGAGCGTCTCGGCGGCTTCCCCGCGCTTCCGGTGGTAGATGCGGTAGCGCGTCGCCTCCTCGACCGGGTTCCAGGATAGCGTCGGTCGCGTGTTCGGCTCGGCCTGGATGGGGTCGGGCCGGACGGCGTCGTCCGGGAAGTCGTGAATCTCTATCCGCGCCACGTTGCCGAGCGCGAAGGCGATCTTCACCATCTTCTCGGCCGTGCCCGTGACGACCGGCCCTGCGGCGTGCTTGCCGTTCACGAAGACCCAGGACACGCCGTTCGGCCAAAGCGACGTCCACGCGAGGTTGCAGCTTGCGTCGTCTCGGGGCGTGATGCGGAAGTTCTCAACGAGCATCGCGCACCTCCTGGACGAGTTTGCCCAGCGCCTCCCAGTCCGGGATGGTCCCCTCAGTCTGGTATGCCTTCCGCGCGGCACGGATGGCCGTGTGCAGCGTGGGCCACTCCTGCGACTCGTCCTCCGCCTCGTGGAAATGCCCGATGGCGCGGAGGCGATGGGCGTAGCCGTCCGCCGTCTCCGCCAGGAGTACGTAGGCCGCGCCGAGGTGTTTCTCGACGCACTCCAGGCACGATGGCCGCGTGGGCGCGGTCGGCTGGACTGCCGCGCTCTTCGTCTTGCAGCCGCACTTCTTCGCAACGGGCGCGGAGTTCGTCGCCGCGACCGGCTCCGGCTGGCGGCGGACGGCGGCGCTCGCGGGTCGGACGTTGACGGCCTCCGCTTCCTTGAGCCTGCGGCTCTCGAAGTTTTCGCCTATGCGTTCGGCGTAGATGACCGTGCGGCCGAGAACGGTGCACTTGTAGGCCGGAACGCCGTCGCACTCGATGAAGTGCTGGCGGCCGGTGGCGAAGTCGTACTCCAGCGTGAAGAACTCCTCGCCCTCCGTCCACTGGCCGGTGATGAGGAGCCGTTCAGACAGGTCGGCCCGGTAAGCCACGCGATATAAGGTCGCGCCGGGAAGCTCGATGACCGCATCCCCGGCGGGCTCGCGCACGTGGACGAGGTCCTCCGGGTCGCCGTAGACGAGCCGGTCCCGGTAGACGAACCCCGTCCGGGCCGCGAGCATCGCCACCGGCGCGGAAAGCCGGTCGAGCATCGGGCCTTCCATGCGGAAAAGGTGAAAGAGCGGGTCTTCCGGCTTGCCGCCTGCGATGAAGGAGACGTGCCAGCCAGTCTCGTCGCACCAGGCAGTCGGAGAGCACTCGCAGACGTCGTCATCCATGCCGGTCTCAAGGCGCATGACCGGGCCGTCGCCTGTGACATAGTGCGCCTTCCAGACGCGCTTCTCGTCGGCGCGGCAGAAGAAGAGCACGCGTTCGCCGTCCGGCCCCGTGGTCAGGAACGGCATGTGCGTCATGATGCCGTCTTCGTGGATTCGGTTCAGCATGAGTACCTCGGAGTCCGGCTTTGGCAGCTTCCCGGCCAGAGGATGTAATTCGGGTCCGCCGGATCGAGACAGCCGATTTGAAGCTGCATGTAGCCGTTGTAGTAGTAGTTCGATTGGAACTGGTTCGGGAGTCCCACGAGCCTGCCCGAACCGTTCACACAGCCCGCGCCGTACCACGGATGCCAGCCCGGGTAGCAGGAACCCATCTCGATGAGCCGCCAGTACGAGTTAGGCGGAGCCATGTGCTCGCCTTGGTAGGGCGTGAGGTTCCAGGGCGGGTTGTTCCGGTTCGTGGTCGCGGAGGCCAGCAGGAACGGCTCGCACCCGCAGCAGGTCTTGCAGGAGCCGTCCTCGGCGAAGACCGCGCCCTTGCCGCTCTGGTGGATGCCGCGCTTGCCGCTCTCCAGGATGACCGATTTCCCGTGCGTCGGCATCAGTAGCCCCCAGATTCCGATTCCTCGCACGGCTCCTGGTCCACCATTTCGTTGATCCAGCCGAGCACGAGGTCGCCGTCGCCGTTGTAGTGGGCATAGCCGAAGGTCGCCGGGTTCATCCAGCCCACCGAGGGCCGCTTCCACTTGTGCGGGTCGGCGGTGGGGTCCACGCCCTCTTCGAGCGTTTCGCCGGTGAAGGCATCCTTGACGTTGTAGGTCCAGGTGGCGGGATTCTTGTCGTCGCCCTGCTCGCCGCCGTACTGTTCCAGCTCGACTGGGAAGAGGATGGGCAGGTTCCCCAGCCGGACGACCGCCCACTGGACGCCGGTGCCGCCCTCGCGCCAGAGGATGACCGCAGAGCCGTAGGTCGCGGCCTTGAGGTTTCCCGTGACGCCGTCCTCGATCTCCGCAAAGCGCGGCTCGTTCTTCTCGTCCGGGACGTTGAGCTTCACCTGGCAGAGGCCCGCCACCACGGCCCGGCCGAGCTTGCCGGAGGCGACCGGCTCGACATAGATGGCGAACCTGCTCCGGTGCTTGCCTTCGTCTGGCTTCACGCCCTTCATGACCACCCGGTGCCGGAACTCCCGGTCGTTGTCGTCGGGCGAGATGACCAGGCCGTCCAGGCCCACCACGGCGAACTGCTCGAGGTCGCTTCCCGCGTCGTTCCGCACGTAGATGATGCCGGTCTTGGTGTCGTGCTGCTTGTACTCGCCCTCCATGCCGACGGTGCGGTTGCGGTAGTCCACGGCCGCGTCGATGAAGGCGTTGTAGGCCGCCGCCGGGATGCGGAGCGGCTGGCCGCGCGCCACCTTTTTCAAGTCGTCTCCGGCCACGGCTACCCTCCGATCCCCAGCGCGCCGAAGTTGCCGTCGGGGTAGACCTTCTCGACGTAGGCCGCCACGGGCTTCTTGATGACCTGCTTCTTGTCGTTGTCCACCTCGGGCGCGTACTGCACCCAGAGGTACTCCCAGCCCTTCTTGGAGATGGGGCCGATGTCGCCCACGCGGATGTCGTTCCGGTTGGGCTGCGCCGCGAACTTGAACGTGATCTCCCAATCGTCGTCGTAGCCCGTGCCGCGCCGGGAACCCGACGCACCCAGGAAAAGCACTTCCCCGGCCGCGAAGCCACGGAAGCCGCCGGAGTTCACCGTGCCGGTCACGCGGAAGAGGCCGACCCGGTAACCGGCCGTGACCACGGACGCCGGGAGGTAGTGGGTCTCGGAGAAGTTGTAGACCGGGACGGTGACGTCCACGCCCTCGACGTTCTCGCCGTCGAAGCCGATGGCCCCGCCGAGCTTGTCCGTCGCCGCCGGGCCGTATTTGCCGAGCGTCTGGATGGATTGGGTGATGTGCTGGGTGCCGCCGCCGGTGTCGAAGGAAAAGACCGGCTCCGGCTCCTCCTGCTGCTCGAACTCCTGCGCCTCGTAGCGGACCACGATCTTCCAGGTGTCGGCGTTGATGCGCTCCGAAATCTCGACGGACTTGCGGGGCATCCCGGCGTAGAGCGTGGGCGTGGCGGCGAGGGCGGCGGACTTGACCGCCGCCTCGTCGGCCGCTTGGCGGACGATGTAGGGGATCTCCGCCGAGGGCTTGCTGGATATGACCTCGGTGCGTCCCTGAAAGAGTTCTTCGACTACCGCAGGCATCGTATTCCCCTATGCGAAAAGGCCTGCCTGCCGAAGCATCGGCGCAGGCAGGAGCCGCGTCTGCGCGGCTTCCTTGGTTCCCAATGGAGCGGGGTGACGGAACCGCCCCGTCCCCTCGAGCCTGGGCGGCTCGCGGCTCTCTCTTGAGCCCTCCCCCGCATCGACCCACCAGCGGCAGTCCGCCGCCTTGGGATAAATCCGCGTCCAATGGACGGGCGACTCCCGGAGGAGCCGCTTCCGCTCCGCGTGGCCGCAGAGGAACTTCACGTACCGGAACTGGTAACCCCACCATTTGGCGAAGCCCTGGCGCGTCCATTCCTTGCGGCTCCGCGTGCCGAGGCGCGTAATCATGAGGCGCGGATGCACCGGCCCGCCGTGCTCGTCCACATAGAGGTCGGTCTTGATGTAGCCGCCGTAGAGCCACGAGGACGCCTGGTAGACGTAGCCGGGCTTGCCCCGCAGGCCATCGGCCCAGGAGAAGAGCAGCTTCACGTCCGGGCAATTCGCCCGAATCCACTCGGCGCAGAGCGAGATGAAATGCGACTCGGAGTTCCTCGGCTCGTCGTCCCGGAGGCAGAGGCGGTTCAGTTCCAGGTAGTCGCCCACGCCCAAGCTCGGAAAGAGCTTCTGGATGGTGTGCCTCGGCCGGACGCCATAGCCCCACATGGCGACCGCAGCGATTTCCCCCTTGTCGTCCCGCAGGGCGAGGTTCACGAGGCAATGCGGCGGGAAAATCTTCGAGTAGTGCCAGCGGCGGACAAACTCCTTCGCCTCCTGGAGCGCGATGCGTTCCGGCCTGCCCGCCGTAGCCTCGGCGAAGACGGGGCTTTCCGCCGTCTTCCTGAACATGTTTTTCGTCTCGGTCATGCGTTTCCCTACTCGAATGCCAGGGCGAGGCCCTGTTCCATCTTCTGGGCGATCCTCTTGGTGTTCTTGGCGGTCTCCTCCGAGGCGCGCGCCGTGCGCTCCTCGGCCGCCGTCGGCCCCACGCCCATCCGGTCCGCCGCCTCCGCCGTGAACGTGCCCACCACGTCGACCTTGAGCGCCCGCTCCAGCTCCGGTATGGCCGCCTCGAACTTCTCCTTGAACTCCCCCAGGTCCGGCGGGGGCACCTCCGGCGGCGGTTCGGGCTTGGGCTGCTCGCGGCCCTCCATCGCGATGCGCTTCTCCTTGGCCTCCTGTATGGCCGAGCGCCACTCGTCCTTGGCGCGGGCCAGCTCGTCCTCGGATTCCTTCATTTCCTTCGCGTACTGGTCGCGCCGCGCGCGGTCCTCCTCGTCGGCCATCTCGGCGATGGCGATGATGACCTGCTTGCGTTCCTTCTCGATGTCCGCGAGTTCCCGTTCGCCCTCGACGCGCTTGTCGATGACACTCCGGGAGACCTCCAGGTTCTTGCGCTGGGTCTCCTCGTCGATGCGCTTGTTCACGGCCTCGACGTCGATGGAGGAGTCGAAGACGCCGATGACCTTGGTCCATTGCTTGGCCAGCCACCCGGTGAGCGAGTTCCAGGTCTTGAGGAAGAAGGCGGCGAAACTGCGGAGCACGTCCGCCCAGAAGTTGACCGTGTTGGCCCATATCTTTCGGAGGCCGTACCACGCCTCGGCCACGAGGACGACCGCGCCGTAGAAGAGGTCGTTCGTGGTCTGGAGGAACCAGTCCTTGAAGCCGAGCCACCAGCCCTTGAGCTTGTTGATGCCCGCGCGCCAGACCACCTGGAGCGAGAGCCAGAGCACACGCGCCGCGAGGGCCACGTCCCCGGCCGCCAACGCGTCCTTGATGCCTTGAAAGGACTCGATGGCGAAGGACTTCAGGTCGCCGAACCGCTCGCCGAGCCAGGAGAGGGCCTCGCCGCCCGCGCCCGTGGCCCAGAGGATGTAGCCGCCGATGCCCGCGATGGCCGCGATGACGAGGCCGACGGGCGACAGGATGAAGCTCAACGCCGCCGAGACGACCGAGGCGAAGACGCCGAAGGCCGTGCCGAGCGCGGAGAGGATGCTTCCCAGCGCCACGAATGCCGCGCCCGCGCCGAGGACGATTGCGCCGATCTTGAGCATTGAGATCACGAGGCCCTTGTTCTCGGCGAGCCAGTCGCGGAAGGAGCTGACGAGGGACACGATCTTGTCGGCGATCTCGGTGAGGAGCGGGGCGAGCGCCGCGCCGACCGTGACCACGAGGCTTCGCAGGGACGCCCACATCCGGTCGAGCGCGTCGTTGAACGTCGCCGCCGCGCGGGCGTCCTCGGTGGACATCACCACGCCCAGGCGCTTGGCCTCCGCACGCGCCTCGGCAAGGCCCTCCATCATGGGGATAAGCGTCGTTCCGGAGCGTCCGAAGACCGCCATTGCGGCGGCGGCGCGCTCGGCCGGGTCGCGTATCTCGTTCAGGCGCTTGCCGATGACCATGAACTGCTGGTCGGGCGAGAGCGCCATGAGCTGTTCGGCCGAGAGGCCGACCATCGCCAGCGCCTCGGCGCCCGACTCGGAACCCGCCGCCGCGCCCGCGATGGCGCGTTGCATGTGCTTTACGCCGGTCTCCACGTCCTCCAGGCTCGCTCCGGACCGCTCCGCCGCGTAGCCCAGTTCCGAAAGGGACTCCACGCTCATCCCCGTGCGCGCGGCCATCTTGTCGAGCTTGTCGCCCATGGTGGCGAAGCTCTTGGCCGAGGCGAGGAGCGGCGTGACGATCCCCGCGCCGACCGCCATCATGCGCGTGCCGATGTTCCGTAGCCCCGCACCGAAGGACTGGAGCTTGCGCGAGGCGGCCTGCAGGCCCTTGATGAGCCGCGAGTCGTTCACTGAAAGCTCGATGAACGCCGCGCCCGCGCGGATGCCTGACGCCGACGGCATGGGTTAATCTCTCCTTTTTGGCGTTGTACACCGATGAAGAAAAAGGAGAATTAGCATGCGTAGAATCAGAGCATTATTATTCTTGGGGATGAGGAGATGGTTATGCCTGTTTGCAATATCTGTCATAGTGCGAAGAAGGACGTCAAGGGGTGTAATCCCGAAAGATGGACTTTCCCTATGAAGAGCCAAGCGAGATTTGCCCCCACGCTTCATAGGAGATGTCCATTTTTCGGGAATGCACCCGACGTCAAGAATCGCATCTTCAAGAAAACGAAGAAGCTGCCGCTTTGTGATAGTTGTCACATGCTGGCGAAGCGACGATTCAACCCTCATCGTGGCAGAAAGAAACGCCGAGTGGCAACTCCTAGCAAGCAGGAGTGGATTGATGCTCTGAAATCCGCGTGGAACAATCGGAGAAAATGCTTTGAGTGCCAGATAAGTCACGTGCGCCTGCATACGACGAACAAGAAGTCTCCCTTCTATCCCACATGCGAACATGTTACCCCGAGCAGTGGTGCGGGTGGCTGGCTTGTTGTGGCAGCAGTCATTAACGACATGAAGTCCGACCTTGACCTTGAGGAGTTTCACAAGATCTTGGCCTTGCTTCCCCCATGCATGACTAATGCGCCCCAAGCGTCGGCCGTGGCCACGTTGGAATCCGTTATTGGTTCTCTGAAACACTGGAAACGCTGAAATCGAAATCATCGTTTCTGCTCCGGTCCGGGGTCGGGCAGGCAGTACCAGCCTTCCGGCAGGTCAAGGACGCCCGGAATCTCCTTCCCGTCCTTGTCCGCCACCCAGACCTTCGCGTGCCGCACCATCTCCCGCAGGCGCACCGGCTCCCCCGGCGGCACGAGCACCACGCGAGTCGCGCAGCCGCTCAAGCAGACGATCACGAAGACTTCCGCGGCGAGCGCCGTCTTCCACCGTGTCAGCAAACCCTTCACGTATCGCATGGGACAGAATCTCCACCAGCACCGGCGCGCACTCGGCCAGTACCGCCCCGAGGAAGCGCCCCAGTGCCGCAGCAATGGAACTCATCTCGCGCCCACGTCTTCGCTCGTCTTGTCGTTGTCGCGTGCAAACAGCAACCCGACCGCCGCCGCGAGCGACGCCCCGAACGCGCCCCAGTTCGCGGTCGTCGCCGGGTCGTTGTCGAGAAGCGGGATCGCCACCAGGGTGATCCCCGCCGCGACCGCCGCCAGGATGCCGCACGCCGTCGTCTTCCAGCTCTTCATGATTCTCTCCTTTCGCTCTTGTCCACGAACACCGCCTTCAGAATGCTCAAGTCCTTCGTCTTCCCGACCGTCTTCTTCTCCATCTCGTAGGGGTTGAAGTCGGCAGGCTTGAAGGCCCGCGTCTTCTTCGGGTCTCGGTTGACGTTGGCCGTGAGCGCCATCGTCGCCGACGTCCGTCCCCAGTCCGCCCGGCCCTTCGCCTCCGCCATCCAGAGAAGCTCGCGGAGCGTGAAAGGCCACGGGGCTACCCCGACGACCCCGGCGAGCTGCCAGACGAGCTTCCAGCAGTCGTCGCCGAACCGGCGACCCGAGCCGGGCTGGCAGCCAAGAGCGCTGCTTCGAGCTTCTCGTCCAGCTCCGGGCTCTCCAGACGCTTCTCCGCCACTTCGAGCGCCTTCGCCTCCCAGCTTTTCAGCTTCCCGAGCGCCTTCTGGAGAAGCCGCCGCTTCCCCTGCGGGAAAAAATCCACGAGTTCCTCCAAAAGCGCCGTCGTCGCATGCTCCACCGCGTCGCCCGCCATGGCCCGGCCGAAATCCTCGTCCGTGATCCCCTTGGCGTCCGCCTCCGGCTTCACCAGCGCATAGAGCACGTCGCAGAGCAGGACCGGGTCGCCGGCGAGCCGCTCGATGAGCCTGCCGTCCAGGACTTCGAGCAGGTTCACGTCGATGAGCGACCGGACGCGTTTGACGGCCGAAACATCCACCGTCACCGTCCAGGTCCGCCCCGCGTTGTCCTTGAACGTTTTCATGCCTGCACCTCCGTTACGTGACCGTGACCCACTGCGGGGCCGTGGTGGAATAGGTGGGCTTGGCCGTCACCGAGACGGTGAGCGCCTCCTCCAGGGCCTCCTTGCGGGAGAAGTTAGTGATGGAGAAGTCGGCTTGGAGTCCCTGCGAGCCGGAGGCCGTGATGTCGCCGTCCATGACTGCGAAGCCGATCTTCGCGTTGGCGAAGTAGGCGTTCTTGATGGCCGTGAACCCGGCGTCGCCCGTGTCCCAGACCATCTCGAACTCGATGCTGCCTTCCTTCAAGGTCGCCACCGTCGCCCGCCAGCCCGCGTTGCCGCGCGTGGTGACGTCGGCCTCGCCGGTCTCCAAGTTGAGCGTGACGTCCTTGACGTTGACGAGTTCCTGCCAGGAGCCGGAGCCGCCCACGCCGCCGACCTTGTAGTAAAGTTTCGCGTCCATCCCCAATCGTACGGCCATCGTGATGCCTCCTTAGCTTTTCACCGATCCGGCCCACATCTTCGGGAGCCGGTCCTTGGTCTTCTCGAGTGCCGGTCCCATGAAGGGCCGCTTCGGGTAACGCTGGCCCCGGAACCGCCCGCCGAACTCGTGCGCCGTGCCCGCCGTGCCGACAACCGAAACGTCGGGGCCGACCACGACCGTCTGCTTGCTCTTTTCGACCGCGTAGAGGATCGCCCGTCGGAGTTGCCCCTTGCGCGTGTGCGGGGGCGTGCCTTCCGGCGACTCGGTCTTCGCGCGCTTGATGCTCCGCTTGGCCGTCATGCGGAGCGCGCCGCCCGCGTGGCCGAGGCTCTTGATGGAGCCCGACCGCGCGGCCTTCACGACCCGCTTGCTTTCCATCTTCGTCCTGACCTTCACGCCGATCATGTTTGCCTCACGCTGGCCCGAGGTTCACCTGTCCCTGCCGCAGTTGACCATTCAGGTTGCGGGCATGGAACCGCACCCGGTTGGCGGAGGCGTCGAAGAAGATCGCCATCTGGCCGTTAGCGAGTTCCGTGTCCGGCGGGGTGGTGTTCTGCGCGGTGAAGAGCGCACCCGTAGCCTTCACCGGCCCGCCGACCGCGAGCGCCTTCGTCGCCTTGTCGAAGACGAGCCCCGCGTCCGCGCCGAACGCGCCGTTGTCGTTGAACTGGACCTGCCGGTTCGCGCCCGCGGGAGGGGTTGGGGGTGTCGGCGGGGCGATGACGATCTGGCCGAAGTAGCCCATCACCAAGTCCCTCCGACAATCGTCACCACGTCGCCCGGCACGCCCTTGACCTTGATGTCCGCCAGGTTGATCCGCTTGAAGCCGTGGTACTCGCCCGGCACCCAGGGCACGTCCGAGCCGTCATCGCCCCGGAAGAAGACCACGCCCGAATTCGTGGGCGGCGTCGAGACCTCCACGCTCGCCACCTCGCGACTCTTGGCCGAAAGCGGCTGGTAGGTCGCCGTCACTATCACCTTGCGCATCACGACGTTGTGCATCGCCTCACCTCGTCACCCGGAACGTCAGCGTCATCACGCTTGTGAACTGCCGCAGCTCCTGCATGTGTTCCTGGGCGTAGACCGGCGCGTGCTCGGTCTTCACCCACGCGGCCTCGGGGAAGTCCTCCAGGCGCTTGGCCCGGAACAACTCCGCGATCTCCCCGGCCAGCTCCATGAGCGGGTCGAGTTCCGCCGCATCGCCCTTCTCGAACTTCTTCTGCACCGCGACGTCGACCTTGTAGTCGAATGTTCCCTTGCCACGCGCTGCCTGGCTTACTTCCACACCCCTCGGCACCACAGTCACGTGCAGGTCCTTCATCTCCGCGAGGTCGTACTGCGGCTGGTAGTGCCGCTCCGCCGTGAACGGGAGCGAGAGCGCCGCCGCGTTCAGCGCCGAAACCACCGCGTCAGCCGTTCGCAGAAGTTCGGATGGCATGCTTCGCCTCCGCGTCGTGCAGGCAGGGTTTGTGTTCCAGCGTGTCCTTGAGCTCCCGGAGCGCGCCGCACAGGTCGTTCTGTGCCTTGACGCTCTGTGCCGTCAGTTCCACGAGGCTCCGCTCCAGGCCGTCGATGCGCCCGGCCATGCGCGCCTCGCGCTCCTGCGACGCCCTCCGGTCCGCATCGCTCGCCGAGGCGAGCCGCCAGACGAGGAACGCTGCGAGCGCCGTGAAGCCGCCCTGCATCGCGAGCGTTATGAACTGCGTCTCGCCCACTACACGTCCTCCGTCGCCACGTGCTTCGTGTGAATCCTGAGTGTCCTGCGATACGGGTCCGACCACCGCCAGCACGGCTCACCGCCGGGGGCCATGACCTCGTAGACGAACGTCTTGTCGCCCTCCGTCTCCCGGATGCGGTCGCCCGCCTTGGGGAGCGCAAGCGCGCCGCCCAGGACGAGGTCCGCTCCAGAGACCAGATAATCCCGCGCCTCGAGGCGCTCGATGACGCCGTAGCCCTTGTCGAGGCGGAAAACCGTCTTGCCGACCGTGGCCGCGACCTCCACGGAGTCCGTCCCCCGGACGTAGACCACCGGCCGCGAGGCATGCGCGGTGCGCATGCCTTCGAGCCAGTCCGATCCCTTCTGCAGGAGGTCGGCCACGGTCGTTCCCTCTACTGACTGAGTCGCACCCGAACGGTCGCGTCCGCGTCGGCCGCGGCCTTCACCGCTTTGCCGAGGTAGCCTTGGGCGAGCGCCACGGTCGTCGCCTGCTTGACCGCCGCGTCCCACCAGACCTTGGCCCCGGCCGCGATGGCGCTGCCCGCGCCCGTCGCCTTCGGAACATCGAAGACGCCGGTCACCGCGAGCGCCCCGAGCTTGCCCGACTTGATGTCCAGTTTGGCAATGCCCGTGAGGTCGTTCTGGATGACCACGTCGCCCGCCTTCACGTCGGCAACCGGGGTGTAGTCCACCGCGTCGCCGGTCTGCACGTACTTGGCATTCATCTTTTACCTCCTTGCTCCTTGCCCTTTGCCTTACCGAGCCTTGCCACGCCATGCCCCGCCCGGCCTATCCTCGCCTGGACGAGAAGGGCGTCATTCGCCCTGGAACTTGGTCATGCCCCTGAAATCCTGCTCGCGCACGCCGAGGTCGAAGTAGACCCGGAACTTGATGCCCAGCGTGTCGAAGTCCGTCTCGCCCTCCTCGACGGTCGGCACCCGGCGGCCCTTGAGGTAGCCGATCTCGAACGTGTCCACGACCGCCGGATCGGCGAACAGGAACCACGCCTTCGCGCTCGAACCCGGGTAGTTGGCGTTCGAGAGGTAGGGGCTGGTGACGACCTCGATGTCCTCGTCCGCGAGCGCGTTGTAGGTCGGAATGCGGACCTTGTTGGCGCTGCCCGTGGCGAAGAAGGAGACGGAGTTCAGGAGCTCCCGCGCCGTCATCTTCAAGGCCGTCGGCACGAGCAGGAACTTCGGGTTCACGTTGATGGGCTGGCCGTCCGCGTCGGTCTGGTCCAGGAACATCTGGATGGCGAGCGCGAGCGCGTCGGCGGAAAGCGCCGTGTCCGCGCCGTCGCGCCAGTTTCGGTGGTCGGCGTGGAAGAGCGTCTTGCCGTCGCCCTGGACGGGATTCGCCAGGAGCCGGGTGAAGAAGAGCTGGTCGATCTTCCGCGCGGCCCGCGCGCCCATGCCCTCCGGCACCTTCATGAAGGCGTTCAGATCGTCGTTGTAGATCATCTCCCGCGTAAGCGAGAA